TCATAACTCCGTATAGGTCCACCCCCTGGTCCCATCCCGTACCCTCCAATCGGCTTCCCGGATCCTCCAAATGCTTCGAGCAGATCGGCCTCACCCTGGTTGATCGCAGCAAGACCCTCACCACGTTCTTGTAATATTTGCGCCAGGCGTTGCAGCTCGGCCTCGGACATTGTTGGATTCATTGAGTAAGCCATTTAGACCAGTTTTTGCTGAGGAAGTGATGCAAATGTGTTTCTCATGCCGACCTCCAGCATGAGGTTCGTGATGGAGTAAGCTTGGCCAGGATCTGAGGAAACAGTGTCCTGAAATCGGAAACGTACCGAATCACATTTCTGACGGGCCAGGTGGATGTTGAACTGGTAAACGCCGTCTGCAACCAGGTTCGTCCCTGCACCATAGTATTCAGATCCATACGGTGATTCATCGCCATATTCGTTCAACCCGGTTGCATCTGCGAAATTGAATGAGTGCTTTTCATTGAAAAACTGTTCGAAATTGTAAGCAATCCGGGTTTCCAGGATATGATTGGATTTATAATCTCCTAAAACCAAGGCCCGGCGGACCCGTTGCAGCCCCTGAATTTCTGCTGTTTTGATCCAGGCCGTGGTGAGTTTGAGAACAATTGCCATATCAACATCCTGGTAGGAATCACTTTCTTGATAGACGAGGCCCCCGGAGGTTCTGAGATAACAGTATTTATCAGTGCCATCCCAGATGACTGCACCTGTGGCACTATGGTTTGTGAAGGTGGCCCATTTCCCATAATAAAAATCATAGACCAGGCAAGGGCCTGCCTGAGTGGTGAATCGAACTTGTGAATAATCCTTGACCATCACGGCACTGGTGATCGTTTCATCATTGTATGCTTCCACCGCGGCCCCGATATAGATCGTTTCCATTTTACGATCCAACAAATAGATCCCTTTCTGGGACTTAAACATGATCCCCAGAGGGGTGAGGATGAGGCTATCAACTCCGGTGCATCCGACATCTCCAGTAACCAGCTGAGGTTCTGAAAAACTGTTCTGCAAACCTGCATCCGTTGGGCCTGTTCCTGTAATATAGAAGATCCTCTGAGGTTCAAAGATTACCAACTTTTCATCCATCTCCATGAGTCCGGTCACACGCTCAGCCTTGTTCATGACAATGGAGAAAACATCACTGAATTCCACAGGAGACTTGGCTTGCCGTTTTTTGCTGTAGTAAAGCAACTTCGGGTTCTCAGATGAGACTGCAAAAAGCCGATTGTTGAAAATTCCCATCACGGAGGTTGCAGGCGGGGAGATGTTTTCAACAATTCCCCCATTCGTATAAAGCAGTTGTTTTGCAATGAGATTGTCATCGGTGATGGCACCCGCATCAGCCAGGGTTACCGAATTGTTTGTGGTGTCATTTGCAACCGATCCGATTTTATAGAAGAGGGTTCCGAGGGTGATGGTCCGGTAAACCTCACATGTGACTCCTGAATGATCGGTGAGGCGCAAGGTTGGAATGGTCAGGGTGACCGTTGAGGATCCTCCCGTTGGAGATGCACTGACTGCAACCGATGGTGCAGATCGATGGATCTGGCCACGACTGTCGGTCCAGACATAAATCACCCGGTACTGATAGGTGCCTGCTGCAAGGGATCCAGCTCCATTATTGGTACTTTGTGAAACATCCTCCGGGTACAGATGAAACCCATGTTCTTCAATGGTCTGGGTGTCATAGGCAGAGACAAACCCTCCGGCAATATGTAAATTTTCCCCCAACTCGGTACCATGGAAACTGGAGCTTTGGGTATAATCTACGGTACTCAGGGAGATGCCTTTGAGGGAATAGATGTCATCATTTTTACTAACCAGGCGGGTCTTGACCTGAAGAGGGATTTTAAAAATTCCTGTTGATGCATCATCCGTAACCCATGGCAGCGTAGAATCAGGGGCCAATCCTCCGCCGACACTGGTGTGGAGTTTCCCAACAATCAACCCGGTGGTATCGAGCAGGAAAAAGGTGCTTTGAAGATCAGATGCATGGACTGCAATAAAATAGGTTTTGGAGTTGTAATAGAATGCTTTTGATGCCAATCCAACCGAGCGTTTCAGAACCGTGACCGATCCCAAGCTGCCGCTATCTATCCCGGTTATATCGTAGGTTGCTGTTTTGATAAGGCGATCATAATCGTTTGAAGCATAATGCTCCCATAAAAAGACCACATCCCCAGCCGAGTCCCGTTGCATTGTCACACGAGGGATCAAGGTTGCAGAGGCTTCGATTGTCACCAGACTACCAACCAGGGTCAGATCAAAATTCAAACGTGCCAACTTCAGCCCGCTGCTGTCTGAATTCTTTGAGTAGGCTACATAAATGTCATTGTCATACAGATCCGAGGCATCATGGTAGATGGCCAGACTATCCTCTGGAGAAGTTCCGGCTATTGCAGATGCTGAAACATATCCATTCAACGTGGTTCCAGTGGCACCATCCTGGGTGATATAGGCTACGGTGATGGTCCCTGAAGAATCTGCATATGCAAACAAACCAGCATTATCAGAGTATGTAATGACATCCAACTGTTGGGCGCTCGTTGCTGCATTTGTTGCCAGATCCGTTGCAGAGGCAAAAGCCGTTGGATCAGTTCCATCCAGCTGCGTGATTTTTACATTATTTGAACTGGTGTCGATGTAGACAATGCCCAACTGCTGGTTCAGTTCGATGCATCGTGGAAGGATCCCATTGGCAGAAATCGAAGTATTGTTCTGAAGAATTGCACCCGAAACTCCATCTATGACTGACGCCCTCACTCCGCCTTGAGTATCCTCCCAGGCTATACAGTAAAGCCCCGCGCCATAAGCAATGTCTGGATTACTCTGTTCATATTCATTACGGATGATGTCATCAGAGGAGATATTAACCGAAAGACTGCCGCCTTTGTTGACCCATTCTTCCCTGCCGTTTACATAAGAATAGAGGTTTGAATCACTGAAAAGGAGAAGTTCATTCTGGAATTTACTGAGTGCATCCCCAGAGGAAATCGCAGAGGTGCTGCCTGAAACGGAAGAAGATAGTTTTGAGTAGCCTTTACGTTTTGTGATCGTTGAACCACTTGTGAAAACCCCGTTTTCCAACTCCGTGAGTGATGTTGGAAGGACCATTTTCTGGTCTGTTTTGGTGTCCAGGCTCCCGCTTAGATCCAACGGGATGAAGGCTTTTTCTAAGGCCATTACTTTTTTGCAACTTTAAGGTCAGGCTGTTCGTTTTCTTTTTCCTGCTCTAGCAACACTTCTTCCATACCTAATAAACGATGCAACCGTGCTTCTAGTTGTGGAACTTTTGCCAACTCGGTTTTCATACCAACGATCTCGTTTTGTACTTCTTCTAGTGTCATTCTTTTCCTTTTTTAAGTTGTATTATTCAGAAGGATGCATCTTTGCTTCTTGTGCTTCCTTGAAAGCCGTGTAGTCTGCTTTGACTGCATCCGTCCAGACTGCATTGCAGATTGCTTGTGTCTCTGCTGGTTCACCTGAAATGTCATCATCAGGATGCAGGACATGACGATGGAAACTTCTTGAAAGTTCCACTCCATCTTCACTGACTATCGTTGCCTGACGACAATGGATTGCCTTGAAATCACCCACGACTTCAATCTTGTCGCATTTTACTTCTTTTGTTAATGCCATTTTATTTTTTATTGTTAAGGTTTTAGAGGATCAGGAGGATAATCGTTCTTCAAACGTACTTTCTTTATTACATTTGCTACACACTCATAAACCGGTTCATTCTTTACATTCTCACCAAATATTTCGATTAGATCATTAACGTCTGTAATGTTTTGACCTGCAAAACCAGTTTTATTATGAACAGAATAAAGAATAACTGGAATTTTTTCCAAACCTAACGATAATGCAATAATATTTCTTTGATTTCCTACATCAAAACATCCTTTAATAGTTTTTATCTTATTATTACATTGAACCACCAGTGGATATTTAATACCATCCCGTTTAATAGATTCCACTAAATCAACCGTTTTTTGATTAATCTCATTTGGGTCAATTTCAGTGTAAATGATTTCAGCCATTTTTATTATCCTACTCTATAAGACAAACCAATAACAACCGACCCATCCTCATCCCACTCAGCTACCGTCATCCCTGCTGCTCCTCCCCCACTATTCCATATAATTAGTTCGACATAGTCTGCGCCGTCCGGTCCATATAAGGACAATGATTCTCCTGCTGTGATACTGAAACCATTCCCATACCCGACAGTCCCACCAACCAAAGCCGCACTCCCACTAGCAATATCAAACGGCAGTCCACCAAGTTTAACATTTCCAGTGGCAGACGCTTTACTATAGGTTCGAAAATTGCCACTTATGTGGCATACATTTCCAATTTTAGTGTAATACCCCGTAACATAAGAACCGTTCATTGCCATATTATTTCCCCCAGCAGAAATTTGACCATTCCAAGTGCCTTCCTCGTAATCGTAAAGGGTCCGGTCTCCTACCGTGGGGCTATTTTGTCTTGTGTCTGGATCACCTCCAAATGTAATCCCCTGCCCTGCCGTGCTGATAACGAGGTTGCCTGTGCTTACTTCGACATTGCCTCCGGTGAATGACGCTGCTGGCCCACTACCTGCTTGACTGACATATAAAGCCGGATTTGTCGTTTCATTGGCCCCTGAAATAATATGAAGCAAATAAGAACCAGCATCCCCATTGTAATTTCGGTCTATGTGAACCCCAGTTGTATTTGTGGTTCCGGCGTTCACTTCTAGTTTTGCGTCTGGATCTGTGACACCGATGCCGACATTTCCCGTATCTCCTTCTACTACCAGGTGCGAGGTGTTGACCTTCAAGTTGTTTCCTGCTGAAGATCCGGTGTTCACGTTGAGTACAGCTCCTGACACTAAATAAAGATCAGTCCCATCTCCATAGATGTACTCACCTCCTTTGTCAAAAAAGTAGAGGCGCCGGTCATCTGCCATTCGGACCACTTCTGATCCGTCAAATTGTTGGAAAATGATGTCTTTGGCATCCACCTCATTTTCAATAACCAGATCAGAAGAAGAGTTGCTGATTTTGCCGATTGCCGTTCCACCATCCTTGAAATAAAAATTTCCTCCATTTGCATCAAGGTTCAGATCGGTTTCAGCATCAATCGTAATTGCACCAGATGTATTGGCAATGGAGATTGCACCAGCAAAACTGGTTGCAGTCGAAAGTAGAGTCCCAGTTTCATCTGGTACGGTCAGAGCAGCCGTGGTTCCAGTTCCAAGGAATTTGAGGGTGACTTTGGCAAGTGACCCAGCAGCAACATATTTATAGAGATCGATATCACTGAACGACATTTTTGCAATGCCGTCATAGTTCATGCCTGCGCTGCTGGATACATCAAATTTGAAGGCATACGAGTTGGAGGAAAACAGAACCTCGGCAACGGAGGACATTCCAGAAATATCGCCTCCGGCAGTCTTGACTGCACTCCCGGTGGTGATTTGGACATTCACCCCAGAATTATTTCGCCAGTACAGATTCCCGTCAATCTGAGATATTGAATAATTAGTCGAAGCAGCTGTGACGCTGGAGTCAAAAATGACGTTCTTCAGCTCCGTTGCAGAATTCTGATTGAATTCCAGATCACCGTTGATATTGAGCGAACTTGGAGTCAGTTGGACGCCTTTGCCACTGGTGTGGTCGTGGGCGTCAATGGACTCCCAGTTGCTATTGGTTTCAGTAGCCCAGGTCGGCCCAGCCGTTGTTCCAACGCTCGGCTCATTCAAGGACATGTTGCTTGTGGTCATCTCAACTCCTAAAAGAAATAAATATCTGCTGTTGCTGCACCTGAACCCTTCAATAAGATGAAGAGGTTCTTATCACCATTGATGGTTGAGGATTCATAAATCACTGCATTGCTCTGAAGCCTGGTGATAATGAAACCCTCGTATTCTCTTCCCAGGCCATGGTTCACTCTGGTGTCGGTTGTTTCAATGCTCAGGCCCTTGATCAGAATTCCATCTGAGATCGGCAGCTCCAGCAAAGGATTCAGAGCAGTTTTTATGTGACTTTGTAAACGTGTCACTTCTTCGTTTGGACTCCATATCTGGGTAAAATTAACGCGGCTCATTTCAGGGTGATTGCAACATCAAGGGACGCGGATCCACTGGTATAGTCGTAGAAGATCCTGACATAACGGGCATAAAGATCCTGATAGAGCAGATTGGTTTCTGCTGCACTGATTGCAGCAGATCCAGCCGCAACTCCACTGTTCACCCAGGTTGAATTATCATTCGATGTCTGGATGTAGATGGTTCCAACAGGTGAGGATCCGGCAGTGTTCACACAAGTTGCGGAAACCTTGGTCGCATACGCACCATCAATGGTGTCACCAGTGACATCGGCAGACATATCGCCGCTGGAAATATAGGTTTGATTGTTGATGTAGCTTTCCATATCAGTACCAGTTCATGTTTGAATAGTTGGTGTAGTATCCTGAGATATCGGTGACAGTGACAGGTTCACCCAGATCACGCATATTCGACACTGCAATGATGCGCTGCTTGGTTTCCTCCTTCATCATCATAAGGGCGCTGACATCAGCTTCCTCTTTAACAAGGGCATCAATGGCCGCGGAGCAGATGACAAACTCATCCCAACCACTGTAAAAATCAAAACGGGATTCGATGTTTCCAAAGGTGGTTGGATCAGAAAGTCCGCTGCTGTCTAAATCCGTGGTAACCGTTGCAGCACCTACGGCAGAGATCGTTTGATCCACATTATAATCAGCAGCAACCAAAAACCCGGTCCCGGTGATGGTATCTCCAGCCACAAACCCATGGTTTGCTCCTACGGTCCACATCGTTGTGGATCCGCGTGTGATTGCAGTCACCGTTTTTTCAATGAACTTTTTAGGGCTTGGAATATACCAGAGGGTCATCGTATCCGAGCTGCTGGGCTTCGGATTGATGTAGATCGAATTCCCCTGGATGTGGTATCGGAAATTACGGGCCGTCTGGAAACGGCTGCCGACATTCCGCTGGCTGAAATTGTAACGCCGGATTGGCATTGAATCGGAGCCGACTGTTAGATCAAGACCCCTTGATTTGTAGAAATCAGCAGGAAGGTCATAGGCTTTGGTCCCACTGACGAGTGTGAAGGTTGAAGAATTCAGGAAATAATCATCAGCATTTGCCTCAGTGACGATTAAATCATAAAGCTCCGCATAGGCGCGGTTGAGGTACCGGAGTAATTCGGTATCTGTTACAAACTGCGAGTTTTCCATGTCGGCCCTCTGGCGCGTGAGCGTTCTGAGGACCGATAGGTTTACATAGTCCGTCATGGACCTCCGTTAGGAATAGGACATCATAATCCCGTGGATTGCATCGAGAATGGCCCCCTGATCACGCCCTTTCAGTGCGCTCAACAGTTCATCAGCCATCTCCAACTGTTCCTCGGAATATTCATATTCAAATCCCTCTTCTTCGATCATTTCATCGCCATCATAACCCGTTGAGGAGGATTCGATGATTTCCTCATCTCCTCCTCCTTTGTTGGGTTGCATGCCAATCATGATCGCGGTTCCAGTATCCATCCCGCGTTTCATGGAATCCTCCTTATGAAGTTAAGGACGTATTCCGCGCAAAAACTACGAAATGGACGATTGGACCAGTAAGATCCACCGGAGGCGTGCCGCCGATGTCTTCCAGGTCGTAATCATGGACAATGAATGAGGACGTTCCGACATTACTGATGTTCAGCACTATGTTGGATGCTGCATCAGAATCGAGTTCGAAATTAGTCATTACCGATAAGATCCCTGGATAGGTATCATCAAAGGTAACG